TTTTAATTTTTGAAGCTTCGCGTTTTGGACTATTTCTTTGACTAGTAGTCTTTCATCCGTGTTGTCTTCGCTATTTAGTTTACCGTTTATTTCACGTTTGTAAAGTATTTCGTCAAATTCATATGGGTTGTCCATTTTGTATTTTTTGTCGTAAAACTTAGGAGGTTTTACTTTTTTCCCTTTTATTATGACGTAATCATGAGGATATACGTCATTTTTGTATGTTTTGTACCAGTCATAGCCTATTCCAGGCTTTAATGACATTTTATTAAATTCGGGTTTACGTGTAGTTATTTCCCCTGTTTCTGAATCCGTTTCTGTGTAATGTTGTTTTGAGTTATGTCCTGTTACTTTCTTCATAATATATCGCGCAACGTATGCAGCTGATTCGAAGTTAACGTCTCCAATGGAGGAATAACCAAATGGCCAGAGTATTTCAAGGTCATCGGATCTATAAAGCATAGAACCAGAGGGAGACCTTTTCCATAATTTTTTATCATGAAAGTCGTGGCCGAAGATACAGGCGTGGAAGTGAGGTCTGCCGAAATTTTCGCCATATTCTCCAGCCATGTAATAGCGGATTCGAGTGTTTCCGAATTTTTTTCGAAGTCGCTTAATGAAGAGTTGAAAGTCTTTGTAATGTAAGCTGCCATCGCTTGGGAGATGTGTATTGTCATATGTGAGGGTTATAAAGCAGTTATTTTCGTGTAATTGGGCTTCGTGCATGCAACGCATAGCCCATTGCCTTGATCTTTCTAGCCTGCAGCCAATACATTGGCCGCAGGGTAATGATAATGTTTTGACGGTATTAAACCATCGTCTTTCTTGAAAAACGATTGAACCGTCAGCGCATTGATATGCGCTTAATGGATGATAACAAGGCATGTGAGGTGCCTGGGGGCTTTATTAGAACCTCCAGCCTCCACGCTGGGGGGCTGATCGCATATTTGGCGATTTTGTTTTACTGCTTTGAGCCCGAAATGATCGGGCTGATTTCTTTTTATTTACTGATGATCTACGCATATACATACTATCTCCTTTTTGGTTGGTGTCACCTAGCACAGTTACATCTAGTAAGGTAACTGTGCTTGCGGCTTATTCAGCCGCTTTTTCCTGAGTATCTTCAACGACTTGCGGCAGATTCTCAGGATTTACGAGGCCTAGTGAGATTGCCTCGTTTTTATTTTCCGAATTTTCTAAAAATTCGATTAGTTTTGCAGGATCGTTATCGAACCTGCTTCGAATTTGGGCTGGTAAGGCCATAAATTCGTCTTCTGCGGCTATAACTCGGTTAAGCGCAGTATGGTAGTCACCGATACCGGTGAAATCGCCATATCGAGGCGATAATGTGTTTTCTGGCAATAGGCCAGTTATGTTGAATTGACGAAGGATATTGTTAATATCACATTCGTCTTTGAAATGCTGCTGAGTCAGAGTTGCATCCTCACAATGCAGCCCTGACTCATTTGACGCAGCATCTAGGTCATAGTTGTAGGGTGTACGTAAAAATGGAGCTTTTTTCATTTTTTACCTTTGTATTTGAGATATTGGTTTTTAATAAAATTTTCCACCCTGGACGGGGTAGGAATATTTTTCTTTATATCGCGATACCAGTATGGATCGACTGACGGTGCAATATTTTCTTTAATATTGGTTGTTTCTGCGCCTACTTTACCAGTAGCAGCAGATGTATATTTTTCGGTTGCCCGAAGATTAAGTATTTCTTGCTGTAATTTTTTCAGTTGTTCTTCTAAATTACGTTGTGTTTGTGTGTTTAATTTTGTGTTTTCCAAAACATAACCAATTTCAGCAGCAGTTTTAATTGTGTCTGCTTCTGTTTTTAAGGTGGTTGCAGTTGTTCCTGTTGTTGTGGCTCTTTTTAAATCTATATCAGCATTGTTCATAGACAATGTTTGATATCCTTGTATTCCGGCAGCTGCCGAATTTTTCATAGTGGCAGTTGATACTGACCCCATTGCACCCGTAGGTGTGCCTGCACCACCTTGTGAGTATGCAAGCATTGGATTAAGACCAGCGGCTTTCATGTCTTTAACAGCCGTCTGGTATTGCGTATCGCGCATTCGCTCTTGAAATTCCATTTGCTGCGCGGCTTGCTGAGCGCTTGCGGCATTAGCCGCATTCGCTATCCCTCGATTAGAAGCATTAGTTTGTTCGCTGCCTAGGAAACCTAGGCCGGCGCCAATTAAGCCGACTGTTACTGGATCCATTAGAAATGGTCGATCAAGCCAGGTACGCTGTACATTGGCATTGGTCGTGCTTTCTTAACATCAAAGAAAGAATCAAAGATGAATTGTTGTCCGTTTGCTGCCGCACCCACAGCAAGTGTTCTTGCTACTGGTGGGGTATCTTGAATAAACGTACTGTTTAATGTTGGAACGGATGTAAATTTTTGGGCAAGATGCCATCCGTCAATTGTGCCTGCAGCTGTAGACCTAAATAGGCTACTAATACGTGATGGATAATATCGATATTCTGCCCACCGTTCCTGATATCCGAATACTCCGGTATCGGTTGTGTCGCCTGTTACATATATTTCCTGATTTAATACCGCTTGTTCGCCTAATGTGGCAAACGCTGGGAAATAAAAGTCGTAACGTGTAGAACGCGACCACATTTTTTGCAGACCTTGTTGATATGTTAAGTCTGCTCTTACGGCCACTATACCAATAATAGTGCCGTGTTCAACGAATGATTGAGTAAAGCCATGATTATGAGCAAGCCCAGTACCCATACTAGCAAGTGTACCCAAAGGTGTTGTTGTACCACTTGCGTTAGTGCCAGAAGTTTGGGCAATAGGGTTGATGTTAATAGGAGTCGTACCACCACCCAGATACTCAGGGCGCTGTAAACGAGCGTCAGGGCTAATAACACCAAAGTGACTCCGAATAATTTCAGTATATCGAGTGCCTCCACGAGCGTCCCTCTCAAGTAATTTTTGAATCTGAAATGATTGACGAAGTTGATTAATTGTTGCTGCTGTTGCTGCTGATAAATCAGCATACATACTTTGTGCTGAAGGGTTTGGCAAAGAATTTGCTGCACCACCTAATGTAGTTTGATAAAATAATGCGCCGGCGCCGGATAATTGTCCAGCTGCTACAGCAAATGTATTGTCGGCAGCTGTACCTCCTGAATAATTATCATATTTTATTGGCGCAGATGTTCCTAAAGGTAATGTTACTGATGCGCCTTTTTGTGGCCAAGGCAGAGAAGACGTAAAATAGTCTTTGCGCTTGCCACGTCTTAATAATGTGTAATCTGTTACTGTATCTGGGCCATCGCCCTTATCTACTACTACTGAGTTTTGAAGGTTTTCGTCTCGAAACCATTCGTTGTATATTAAGTTGTAAGCCCGTGTAAAGAATGCACAATGGCTTACAGTTTTTGTTGCAGTGACTTGGCCTACTGTTGGTAGTCCCATATAGTCTTGCAACGAGCCAATGGCATAACCATTGGCGGGTGACACCTGCTGGGGGACTACATAAGATATTGAGTCCCCTGGGTTTGTTTGTTGCCCCATGAATTTTTGCCAATTGTCCCAAATAAGTCTATTTGGTACAAAGAAGAAAAATGATTCAAGGTGCATATTGTCCATTATTGGGAATAATGGTGTTGACAGACGGGCAAATGCCGTCATGTTTAAATTGAATGTGTCCCCGGGTAGAACTTCGTCTACATATACGGGGACTAAGTAGCCCGCATCAAACGTTGTTTTACTTTGACAATCAAATTTTGATCGCGGAATATCCGCTTTTGGAATCATTGTGAACTGATGTACGTTTACTGATTGATTGCGGTGCATTATTGTTCCTTGGTAGTGTCCTCAGGAAGAGGGTGCGCCGAGGCGCTCCCTTCCTCGAGGTTAGTTTTGTAGTTTTACTTGTTTTCCCAGACTAAGTAATTTTGGTGATTCATGTAAATTGAATTGACCTGTATTGTCGTCAAATTCTCCGAATTCATATAAGTCAAAATCGTCTGGGTGATTATAGAGTTGGTTTTCTGCGTCTGATCTGTTAATTTCATCGCTGAATGATCGAATTGCAACTCCGACTGAGGGTACAAACATTGGTCGCGCATACGCATCCGCTGCGCGGTCTTTTACTGAACATAGTACTAATTTCATGAGGTTTCCTAAGTGAGGGTTCTTTTTAATTTTTGAAGCTTCGCGTTTTGGACTATTTCTTTGACTAGTAGTCTTTCATCCGTGTTGTCTTCGCTATTTAGTTTACCGTTTATTTCACGTTTGTAAAGTATTTCGTCAAATTCATATGGATTGTCCATTTTGTATTTTTTGTCGT